ATAACTATACCACCAATCAAGCCCTTGAGAAGGTGGTGATTGGATGCGGGTTGTAATTGTGAGGTCTTCCAGCATTCTTGGCGTTGGCAATGTCTTGCTTGCTTAACAAAGAGCTTTCCTTGCTGCGCCAGTCAAAGGCGTTGCCAGTTGATTTGACAAGTCCATCGGACCAGTAGGTTACATCCTGCGTGTCCTGACTTAGCTTTTTGCCTGTCAGCCTGTAGGCGTAATTGCGCTTGTCTGTCAGGCCGATGTTCTTGTATTGGTCAGCAACAATCAAACCCTCTTTCAACAACTCATCCCTAATTTTTGCCGTGCTAACCTGAAACTTATTCGCCATGTTGTTCATGATAGTTCGGTGCGACTTCGGACCGTGCTTCAATTGGTCAAGGTAGAACCGCTTTGCTTGTAGCATATTTCAACTTCCTTTTTTGCTGTTAATTCAATGGCTCGGCACAAGACTGCAACAGTTGCTGCGTCAAAGTCGCCTTGGTCAAAAGTGTACCTTTGGACAGCTTGCAATGCGTCAATGCAAAGCTCCCATGCGGCGTCTAGTTCGTGTTGGTCTGGTGTAGTCATGCTGGCGAGGTTATCATTGTTGACCAGCTTGTCTATTAGGGTATGTCCTAGTGCTTTTTTTATTGTGGGGTCATAACATTGAGGCTCAACAAGACAGGAGTTCACATGAACACAGCATTTCTCACACGGGTTCGCAACTTGTATTGCGTAGATGGTGTGCCAGTTAGCACACAGCGCCACAACATCAGGCAATGGGTTAAATCAATTCGCTTTCTTGGCGACAAATGGCTGCTTGCCAAACAAATCACACGAACAAATTAAGGTGTTCAGCCAACCTATTTAATGGCTGTTTTTTTAGGAGAATGAAATGGGCTTTATAGCTTCTGACAGTGGTGGCGGTAACTTCAAACGTGTGCCTTCTGGCGTACACATTGGTCGTTGCTATTCGTTGATTGACCTTGGCACTCAGTTGTCCAGCGGTCAGTATGGCGAAAAATTGCAGCACAAGATTCGTGTTGCTTGGGAATTGTTTGGTGAGGATGAGGATGGCAATCCTCTGACCGTTGAGTTTGACGGGAAAGAAATGCCTATGACTATCAGCAAGTCATACACCTTGTCTCTCAGCGAGAAAGCATCACTTCGTAAAGACTTGGAATCATGGCGAGGCAAAGACTTTACGGATGAAGAAGCTAAAGGCTTTGACATCAGCAAGCTGATTGGCGCGTATTGCATGGTCAACGTCACGACCAGCGAAACCAACGGCAAGACATACAGCAACGTAGCCAACTTGACTCCGCTGCCAACAGCACTGAAAGCTAGCAAGCCAGCGCCCGTTCATTCGGTTGTAATGTTTGATTTAGATGCACCTGATTGGGCTGTGTTCGACTCTTTCCACGACAAACTCAAGGACGCAATTAAGCGTAGCCCTGAATTTGCTGTGGCGGCAGGTCACTCGGTTGCCCCAACTGGCAATGACGAACCCGAATTCTGACCATGACAAGCCTCTATCAACTCGCTCACGATTTCCGTGAACAACTTGATGACCTGTTTGATTCAGAAACAGGTGAGGCTTTGCCAGCGTTTGATGAATTCCGGGTCATGCTCGGCAACAAAGCAAACGCTGTCGCTGCCTACGTTCTTAACTGCGAGTCAGATGCTGAACAAGCAAAAGCCGCCATCAAGCGCATCAAAGCCCTTCAAACGGCCTACGAGCGCAAAGCCGAGAAATTGAGGGATTACCTTGCGGAGAACATGAAAACCGCTGGAATCCACGAAATAAAGGCTGCTGACGGGTCTTTTGTTGTCAAGCTGTATCTTGACCGTGACGAGTCTGTTGTCATTGAGGATGGCGCTAAGTTTGCGCCTGAATTGTGCAACGACCCCAAGCCTCCAGAGCCAAGCAAAACCAAAATCAAGAATGCCATTCTTGCTGGTGAGCCTGTAGCTGGTGCTTACATTGTTCGCAAAGATCGTTTAACCATCAAATGAGGTCACTATGAAAAAAGTCATCATCGCTCTTACGCTTGCCGCATCTGCCACAGCAGTGTGGGCAACTTGCACCACCCACACAATTATTCAGGGTAGCCGTATGGTTACTTGCACCACTTGCTGCTACGGCGCTGGAAACTGCACCACAACCTGCTTCTGATTTTCGGGCCGAAAGCAAATGCTGCAACGGGGGTGAGTCCCGACTGTGGGGAGACTTCCCTGACCACAGCGCAGTGCAGCGAGTAGGCCCACCTTTAACCACAGGAAAAGATATGTCGAGAATTTACATTGTCAGTTACGGACGCGAAAGCCGTCTTGTTCGTGCAAACACACGCGCACAAGCCCTCAACCATGTTGCCACGGGCATTATCAATGTTGACATCCCAACACAAGATCAGTTGATTGATCTGGTCGCCAAAGGGCAGTCTGTTGAAACAGCCATTCGTCCCGGTCAAGATGAACTGTCATTGGAGCAAGCATGAGCTATGCAGACGTTGAGATGAAGGTTGTGAGATGGGGTGAGGATCGTCAGATTGTTCAGAACAGCAATCCCCGAGCGCAAGCCATCAAGACGCTGGAAGAAGTTGGCGAGTTGATGCAAGCAATCACAGACAATGACCGCGAGGCCATGATTGATGCGTATGGGGATATTCTCGTTACCCTTGTCATGGGTTGCGCCACTGCTGATCTTGACCTTGTGACTTGTTTTGAACACGCTTATGAGCAAATCAAAGACCGCAAAGGTTATCTGTCGCCAGAAGGAATCTTTGTAAAGGAGTCGTGATGATTTTTGACCTTACTACCTCTGCCCTTGATAAGCAGGTATCAGGCAATCACTACAAAGACAAAGGCATCCAGCCCATTGTTTACATCCATGCCAACAATCTAGGTTTTTGTGAGGGCAACGTAATCAAGTACGTTACCCGTCACAAAGAAAAGAATGGCGCTGCTGACATTCGCAAGGCTATTCACTACCTAGAACTGCTGCTTGAATTGGAGTATGGGAATGCGGCCACTGATGCTTGATGTTTGTCGGTGCGATCCTGAATTGCCCGACAACTTCTGCCGCAATTGCAAGCGTTGGCTCAGTCACCCTGAACAGGTGACTGGACCACGCACTCCAGTTGTGACTGTAGAGACAAGCGCATCAGAGGCTTGCTCCTACATACCAGTGTCACTCTTGAAGGAATAAGGCAACCTCTGCCTGACGCCGTTTAACGAGTCCGGGCAGGACTTTGCCACCACCTTTAGTCCATGCCATGAAAGCCTCCGCAGCACCCTCCCAATCGCCTCTATTAGCCTTCATACGGATGGTAGAGCGTTGGAGGTTGCCTAATCCAAAATTGTAGGAAATAGAGACAAGAGCGTCAAAGCTGCCTTGACGGCCAACCACGCCGGGAACAAGTCGTAAAACACCACGTTCAAAAGCTGCGATGTCATCAGAGAATAGTTTGTTGATTTCCTCTTTGGACCAGACACGGTTGTCCTCCGGCTTCAGCGGCATTTCTTTGCGAATCATTGGTGTGTGCTTATCAGGCACACGCACCACAGGCAATCTGATTTGCTCTTGGTACAGCACATGGCCGTAGCCAATCGTCCAGATGTGAGCAGGGCAGAGGTAGGGCTTATTCCTAAACCCCTCAAACCTGTGCATCAGGTCTTCACCCGCTTTAGACAGCTTCACTTTTTGCTCCAGCCGCGAGAGCCAAACCAGAAGCCAATGATGCCGCCAAGCATTGCCATCTCGTCAGAGCTAAAGATGATGTCCGAGTAGCGAATCACATCGTCAATACTGTTAATCAATCCGGGTTGCTGATACAGATACCAAGCCATGAAGGCGTTGATTGCCACAAGCTCAAGCACAAAGATGTAGGTGACGGTAGGACGCACAGTGCCAACGTAGCTGGATACCCATGAAGCGGCCTTCTCAAGCACTTTTGCATCGTGAGCAAGAGCCGCCTCGGTCATCTTGGCGTCAGCCTCCATCGCCACTTGTTCAGTGCGAATCTCTTCCACCTTTGCTTGTGCGGCAAAACCAGCAGCAGCAAGAGCCAGTTCACGTTCTGTTTGCACAGCAGCCAAAGCTAGTTCATGCTTTTGATCTGCTTTGTTTTGGAAGTATTCCAGCAGCTTTGGTAGACCAGAGATCAGCAGACCGCCAAGAGTTGAAAATAGTGACAACATTATTTACCTTCTTTCTTTTCTAAAACTTGAGCAACTGAGCTAACAGCACGTTTGCCCATGATCCCACCAATGCCACCAACAATCAGCAGAACAATGTCGTTCAGCATCTTGGTGTAAGCCTGATCTATCGGAGCCATCGCTTTGATCGGTTGGGTAACAAACGTCACCGAGTACAGCAAAGCACCGACAATGAACATCAGAATCAATGTCACTGAAACAACGACAAAAGCCCAAATACGGACTTCTATTTGTTCAGCGGATAGGCGTTGGTTCGGTGGTTGGTTGGGTGAACTCAATTTTCTTCTCCAAGACAGGAGCCACCAAGTATTCGGGGCAAGTCTGCTTAAACTCGCAAACAGGCTTTTGACACTGAGGCTTTTTAAAGTTGTCAGGATTTTGGCAAAAATATCTGTAATTTTCATTGCATCCCACCAACAACATGAGAGGCAATATCAGTTTCCACATTTGACCACCTGACAGTGCTTCAAAATCTCAAATCCGATCCACAGCATAAATCCAAGAATTACAGCGGCCAAGATGATTGCCGACCACAACTCCAAATTCTCTTGGCGCTTTTTGCGTGCTTGAATTGCAGCGTCAGCAGCGCGGCGTTTGGCTGCTTTGTCATCAGCGTCCATCTGCTGCCTACGGGCAACAATCTTTTGCCAAACATCCATGTTATTCGGGAAGAATAGCTGCTTGACTTGTTCTTCAAATTCTCTGGCGCTGTGTATCGCCAACTCCAGTTCGACAGCCTTACCCATGTTGCTGCCTTTGAAGTCACCCTTGTGGACTTCCTCAAGCACTTTGACGGCATCAGCCTTGGCATCAAAGTATTTACCCAGAACAGGGCCAAGACTGCGAACATCGTCAACAGTCTTGACAGCCTTCTTGACCAGATTTACCGCTGCTGATACTGCGGCAAGAGCTGTTAGCGGGTCCATAACACCTCAATAAACACTTTGGCGCACCAAATAATAAAGCCAACGAGAAGGGCCGCAGCAACAAAGCTAACGGCCCAATCTTTCATTTGAGTATCCAGACGGCAGAGAAGATCGTGCCACCCATTGACAAGAGCATGATGCCTGCTGTTTTAATCATGATGCCTTCAATGCGCTTGAGTCTTGCATTGATTTGCTCATAACGAATGGCACAAACTTCCTCATGTGTTGACAGTCGTGCTTCTGTTGCGTCAATCGTGTTCATCATTTCATCCTTGGGCCATTCAGCCAGATAACAGCGGAATTTCTTGTGCCAGATTGGATTGGCACAACTCTATGCTCTAACATGGAAGGGAAGGCAATCATGTCGCCTTTCTTCAGGTCAGCAGTATATTCTTGGTACAGCTTAATTTGAAGCTCTCCACCCTCAAATTCCGAGGGGTCAGACAGCAAACAAATGACGCTGACTTTGCGCTCTTGAGGCAAGCCACAAAGCGGGAATGTGTCTGTGTGCCAGCCATAGTGTCCAGCAGGGCCGTATGAGCCAAATTGGACGTTCTCATGACCTGTAATGTCATAGCCCCAACCATTTGCTTGATTTGCTGTCATGCCATGTTCATACATGATGCCGCCAAACCAATGGCCCGTTGGCGCAAAACGCAAAACCGTATCCCTTTGGCTCTTGTCTTGATGTTCGCCAGAAGCGCCCATAGCAGCTTCCTGCGGCTCTATTGTCATGAACTCCCGAACAGCCGCATCGCATACGTCTGTCGGGATGTTTCCTATGTACCAAATTGGGAGATGGCTCATGTCTTATCTTTCAGTTGCTGTTCAAGCGCAAGGACGCGCTGTGCAAGTTTAATACAGGCGACCAACGCAGCGTTGCCATAAGCAAGAGACAATGTTCCCTGCTCATCGTTTGTCTTGCATACAACTTCAGGCAGTAATGCAAGCCAATCTTGTGCGGATGCTCCGGCCTGACGCTCTCCGCTATCAATTCGGGTGTAAGTACCGTGCTTAATCTTGCTCAACCGTTCAATGAAATCCACTGGCAAATCGCACCAATCTTTTTTCAGGCGCTCATCAGAGTTTGCGGTGACATTGCCCAAGGCGATGCAGTTGCCATTGCTAACAATGGAGAAAGAAGACCCAGCCGCAGTTGCATTGCCGTTCGGGTGAATGCCAATTGTGTCGTTGCCGCCAATGCCTGAGCCAGCTTGGAAATAGCTAATCCCAAAAGAGGTAGCATCGCCGAAGTACCAGATTGGGTTCCGCACGTTACTAAAATAGTTGGCATTGGCAAAACCATTATTCCCGCCAGAAGAAACTCGTCCCGGAGCGGAAAAATTGGACCCACTAAACGAAAATGTGCTTCCAAGCGCGTTGGTGCGAACGTTGATGTTTCCGGGCGAGTTTATGTAAAGCGTGCTGTCGCTTGGTCCTCCACCCGTCAAACCCATGTTTGCCGAATCTGCCGAGTTGCCGTTCAGCGAGATGGCGTTGTAGTTGGTCGCAGTCGAATTGCGGCCGATAAACAGGTTGCTGAATGCGCCAGTAGTCAACGCGCCGCCACTCAGTGGCAAAGCATAGTTGCTAAAGTTGTCACTTGCAATCAGTGTTTTCCAAGATGTCCAAGAATTTCCATTGGCAACATCGTAGTTACCAAAACGAACCTGTAGGCCTGTACCCCCGTAAGTAGGGCTGTATGGGACGTACATCTGCAATGCACCGCCACCGCCGGAGTATGTACTCATGGTCATTACGGAACCATAGTTTTGCCAGCCGGGGTCAACAAAAGAACATTGAATGCCTTGGTTATATCCAGTAGGAAGAGTGCTTGGAGACCAAACGTAATTTCCCAAGGCGTTTAACAGTGTGCTAATTCCAGATGGGCCAGTAGGACCAACGGGTCCAGTGGGTCCAGTGGCTCCAGTCGGTCCGGGCGAGCCAGTAGGTCCATTAGGTCCAGTTGCTCCTGTAGGACCAGTAAGACCAGTGTTGCCGCGAGGAATGGTGAAGTTAAAAACAGCAGCAGACGATGTGCCGGAGTTAGTAACAGATGCGTTTGTTCCTGCTGCTCCTGTGGTTGTAGTGCCAACAGCAACAGTCGCAGCAGTGCCTGTTGCTCCAGTCGGTCCAGTTGGTCCTGTCGGTCCTGTTGGGCCGGGAGCGCCAGTCAAGCCAGTTGGGCCAGTTGGTCCGGGTGCGCCAGTCGAGCCAGTAGGGCCAGTTGCACCTGTTGGGCCAATCGGGATGCCAAAATTAAATGTTGCAGCAGATGATGTGCCGCTGTTTGTCACAGTCGCAGGGCTACCTGCTGTCAAGTTTGTTGTTGTACCAACAGCAATTGTTGCGGCAGTACCTGTTGCTCCAGTCGGTCCAGTTGGTCCAGTTGGACCTGTGTTGCCTTGAATACCTTGTGGGCCAGTTGGACCAGTCGGACCTGTGGGGCCAGTAGCGCCTTGCGGAATCGTAAAATTAAAGACAGCAGCAGACGATGTGCCGGAGTTCGTTACGGTCGCGCTTGTGCCTGCTGCACCAGTTGTAGTTGGGCCAACAGCAACAGTTGCGGCAGTGCCTGTCGCTCCTGTCGGACCAGTCGGGCCAGTCGGACCTGTCGGACCTGTAGCGCCTGTCGGTCCAGTGGGGCCAACCAATGCAAGCTGTTGAACAGTTGCTTTGCGTGTAGCGCCAGCAGATACATCGTAGAAAGCAATCAGGTCAGATGACTGCGTTGCTGGCTCAGAGGTCAGGCCGTTGATGTTCAGGTTATTGGATGTTGCTGCTGTAGTGGCTGTGGCCGCATTACCAGAGATGCCAATTGCCCATGTGCCAGTTGCATTGGCTCCAGATACAGAAGGAGCGCCAACATCTGCAAAGCCAAGCACAACGCTGCCTATGTAGCCGTTAACAGATGTCACGGCATCAGTGTTGTCCACCTTTTGCCAAACAGTGCCACTGAACACAATCCAGTCGCCAGTCACCCAACCAGACACACCATCAATGGTTGTGTTGCCGGATACGCTGACAACATAGTAGTGTCCCTTTACGCCAACACCAGATGTGATTGTTGGCGTGTTGGTTGCTGCGTTCCATGTGCCTTCAAAAGTCAAAGCGCCTTGCAGTGACGCAGGGATTTGAGAAAGCGGAACAGTACCGCTGTTGTCCAACGTGGCAACGCCATTTGCTACTCCAGCATCAAGCACAGCCGCAGTGCCAAGGCCAAGATTGGTACGAGCAGAAGATGCTGTAGATGCGCCTGTACCACCGTTAGCAACAGGCAAGATGCCAGTCACACCAGTGGACAAAGGCAAGCCAGTTGCGCTGCTCAACACTGGAGCGTTAGATTTTTCCCACAAGTTGGTTGAACTGTTAAAAACAAGCGTCTGACCGTTTGTTGGGCTTTGTGCTGATACGTTGTGAAGCTCGTCAAGCTCATATCCATTTTGAACACGAACATAAATCTGACCATTGCCAGCATTTGCACGTTCGACAACACCCATGTAAACCAGATGGTTGGGAGCGTATTGTTTGACGTTTGTAAGCGATCCGGGGGTCGAACCCAAATACAAAGAATCGCCTGCCGAAAAGCTAGAGAGGTTCAAGCCTTCAATAACGCCTTGGCACATGATGAAGCCAGTGCCGTTGGCGGTGATGGCTTGATTGGCAAGGCCAAACACCTTGGCTGATGTTGCGTCAGATGTGTTACTTGCCAACTTAACAGTAGCCCTGTCGCCTTGCGCCCCAAACAAATAAACTGCTTGACCTTTTTGAATGGTCACAGAATCTGCGTTGGTGACACGAGCCAAAATTGATTGACCAATGCGAACAACGCCGTCAGCTAAAGCGTTGAATGCGATAGTTCCTTGGGCAGCATCCCAAACCATCTTACCGACACCGGGAGCCTCAGTAACAGTCGTGTCAATCTGAACGTAATGACCAGTGAAGCTGTTGCCTGCGATGTTGTTGTTGTCGTCAATGATGACGCCAGAGTTTTGGATGGTGTAGCCAGTCGTGCCATCAAAACGAGGCACAGCATTGTCGGTTGCCGTTGGCGACTTGGCGACAAAGTTGGTTGAGGGGACAAAAGCAGTCTGCCATGCAGTGCCGTTGTATGTCCTCATCACATTGTTGACTGTGTTCCAGTACAGAGCGCCAGTCAACAGTGGGTTGCCATCGTTGTCTGTGGCAGGGTCAGCATTCTTTGCGCCAAGGTAACGGTCGTCAAAATTGTCATACAAAGCAGCAGCATTTGCCTCAGACAAGGCGGCAGCAATCTGCGATGCAAGAGCAGCAGCCTCGCTATCGGCAGCAGCATTTTCGGACGCAAGGGCGGCAGCAGCAGAAGCAGAAGCATTATTCTCAGATGCCAGTGCAGCAGCTTCAGAGTCAGCAGCAGCTTGCTCGGAGGCCAAGGCAGCGGCAGCAGATGTCGCAGCCTCTCCAGCAGAATTTGCGGCATTGACAGCTTCAGCAGCAGACAAATCAGCACTGCCATCAGCGGCTGTTGCAGATGAGGCGGCGTTGGTTTCTGAGGTGGCAGCATTTGCTGCTGATGTGGCAGCAGCAGAAGCGGAAGTGGCAGCATTAGATGCAGAAGTTGCAGCGTTGCCTTCACTTGTATCGGCAGCAGCAGCAGAAGCGGCGGCAGCTTGTTCAGAGGCAAGGGCGGCAGCAGCAGAAGCAGCCGCATCATTTTCAGATGCCAGCGCAGCAGCCTCAGAATCAGCGGCAGCTTGTTCAGATGCAAGGGCAGCAGCGGCAGAGGTTGCTGATTGTCCCGCAGAAGTTGCCGCATTGTTGGCATCAGTCTGTGCGTCAATAGAACTTTGCAAAGCAGCAGCAGCACTATCAGCGGCGTTTTGCTCACTCAGTAATGCCTCAGATGCGGAAGCAGCTGAATCGTTTGCAGACTCCAGCGAGTCAGAAGCAGATTGAGCAGCGTTAGCAGCGCTAGCAGCGGCGGCAGCAGCTTCAGCAGGGGCAGCAATAATTGCCGCCATATTTGCTTCTACATCGTTGATGGCTGCAAGGTTGTCGTACACATCATTGATAACAGCAAGATCGTTTGCAACAGCAACGATGCTTACCATGTTGTCTTCAATGTCGATCAGGATTTGGCTGCTGACGCCAATCGGGCCGAGTTGCTCTTCTGTGCCGTTTGTATAAACGATGTCCAGATAAGCAAAGTCATCAATATCAACTACCGTAATGCTTTCAATGCCATTACCAGCAACGCCACGATCAATGTTAATGACTTGATTTGGTGTGGGTACGACTTGGACGTTGATATTGTTGCCGTCAACTACGGTCACATTCAAAGTAGCCATGATTTCCCCTTAAACAGAAGCAGAGGTGTTGACAACACCATCAGAGCGAACAAGGAACAACAGAAAGATGATTGCATCATCTTGTGGTGTTCCACCTCCAGCAGGGAAACTAATTTTGACTCGTCCAGAAAAGCCAACAGGGACATTGGCAGAGATGTCCAACTCGGGATCACCTGCAATGATGTCCCAAGAGGATTGGTCAATCACAAGCGTAAATGAGCCAGCCGCATTATTGCGGTTTGTGATTGTCAATGGTACAGGAGTCGGAGCAGGGCTGTAGTCAGTGATGTCGAACGTCAAGCCGCTACGACTGTCCTGAATGTTGCTCAACAAGCGGCGAACAATCTGTGCGTTGATTGTTGCGCCAGTTAGGTTAACAGGGGTATTGCCAGCGCCTGTGAACACAAGGTTCCAGTAGGTCTGTTGTTGATAGACCAGTTCGCCAGCGATGATGGGGTTATCAAACCCCGACACTTGTGTAAGTGCGTTTTTATTGAAGACAGCCATTTGGTTCCCCAAAGCTCGGGTGGTGACGCTCCCCGCTATCTCGCAGGGCTACGGATTCTGTCTTGTCTTAACTCAATTATGACGCAAAATGTCACTTGCAAACTGATGCAGCCATCGACATTGGCGAAACCCCGGCAGGGATCATGGACGGGTCGAGGATTTCGTTGTTGTCCTTGTCCCGCAGGGCATGGATGCAATATGCCACAGTCTCATCAGTTAAGGCTTCAAGCTCATGCACCTTATTCTTGTGGATGTAGATCATGTGTGGCGCGGTGAACTCGGTGGCAACACCTTCAACCGTGACCTTCAGCTTGCCCTTGGCAAGCAGCGTGAGATGGTCGAACTGGTGCGTGTGGCCGATCTCGGTATCGCCAGCTTTCTCAAACCGCATCATGCGTGAGTAGAGATTCGCGACACAGCCAATTTTTACGGTTGGTTGGCTCATAGCACAGCGCTAGGGATTTCGCCGGATGCTGGGGTTGCTGTTACAACCGTTTCAGGTTCTGGAGGCGGAACATATTCTGCAATCTCCCCATAAACACCAGCAACAAGGTCAGCAAAAATAGCGCGACCGTGCGCTTCACAGTCATTTTGACTTGCAGTAAACGGCAGGATTTCATTACCGAATTGGGAGGTGGTGATTTCGCAATCAATCATTGTGTGTTCTTCGTTAACCCATTTCGGGTTGCGAACAGATGTGATGGTAACAATCATTTTTTTTCCTCGTCAAGAAATGCGAACATAAAGGGCGTTGGCGTAATATCTAAGTCCATATTGAGAGTCAAAAAGAAATACTACACCCCCAGACATTTTTCGCCAAGTGCCAGATACCGCCGATCCACCGCCGACATAACTACCTCCAACTGAAGTATTTGGAAAAGGGTTGCTAGTAAGGGTTATGGATTGATTGATCTGCGCGTTAACTCTTAAACTGGAGCCAGCAATCGTGCCTCCTGATGCCAAATTGTTATCTGCCGCCATCATAAGAACAGCGTATGAGCCGACACCGCCAAAATCGGTTGAAGCAGCACTGGCGGCAGTAGATTGTGTTGTGCCATTGTTAAAAAGAATATCGGTGTTCCGAACGGTTACTGGCATTTTGTTTCTCCTTAAACAGCGCCGCCAGCCTGAACATCAGACGCAGCAGTAATTGCACCAAAATTGGATACGCGCATAACGACAACGCCGTTATACAAGAATGCCAAATTTGTTCCTTGTTGCTCAATAGTCCAATTTGCCGTATTGAGTTCGGCGGCAGTAGATGCTGACGCAGCATTGATGTTCCAGTTGCCAGAAGCATCACTGCCATCTCTTGCTGGAACATTCAAATTGGCTCGTGCAGCAGAGGCTGTGGTTGCAGCAGTGCCTCCGTTGACAATAGGAAGTGCGTTGACCAATCCGTCAGTCGCGTCCAAACGACCAGACGAATCTAGGTTGTTTGCAAGCTGCGATAAGTTGTACGCTTGAGTCATTTCATATCCTTATGCGGGGCCAATCCTAGCAAAAGTTTGCTGATTGAGCAAGGTAAAGTTGTTGTTGAAGGCTTGAACCAGATTGTATCCAGCCGAGTTTGCCGTGTAGTCCAAGCCAGTTCCTTGGGCCAGCAAAGCTCCGTTTGCATACACTTCCATAGCCAAGGGATTGCTTGGGAAGACATAGCTCAAAGCTCCATTGATGGAATAAGCCACAGTGTTTGTCACGTTGGATGCCGGAACACCAAAGTTGTTTTCAGAAAACATGATGAACGTCATTTTTCCAGCCACACCAGCCGGGAAGCCGCCAATTGAATTGCCAGAAAGGTCATAGTCAATTTCGCTAAATTGTGCGCCGTTGACGTAAACCATTTCAAAACCATTGCGAATCGTGAACTCAGGCGGCTCGTATGAGTTAGCAGCACTCAAGTCAACCGTGTATCGGCTAAACGGCCTGTATGTTGAACCAGCAGCCCTACGCCTAAACGCGCTAAACCCATTGGTTGCTCCAGCAATGTTGGTTGTAAACACAATTGTTTTGGTGGTCGTGTTGACAGACTGAACAGTGTAGGTTGTAGGCGTGTCTGCTGGCTGAGGCTGTGCGGCTGCAAAGCAAAGCAGGTCGCCTGCGCTGATAATTTGATAAGCTGGTGCGCTATAGGTAATTGAGTTGGCTGTACTTGAGACAATTGTTACGTTCAAGTTTTCGTAGTATTGATCTGTACTGACGGCCCTCATGTTGAATACAGTCACAACCTCGCCAGAAGCGCAAGCATTATCTAAAACTACAGTTGTGGTCGTTTCAGAGTAATCGCTTGTGTCTTGCAGTACGCCATCACGAAATACAAGAATGTTGCCTACAACATGATTGACGCTAAAAGTGGTCTGTCCAGATGTTGCAATGAAAACATTTTCTGTGTAAAAGAAGTCATCAGGCTGCGTGAATCCGACAACACGACCAAACACATCAACGGTCAAAGTGGCTGCGTTAAACGTCTTGGAGTAAACACCATTGCCAAAGTTGAGGAACTTTTGCAAAGACACAATCATTGAGCCGTTTGTATTGTTGCTCACACTCAACAAACCATCGGCAGAACTAATTGCTGTTGTTCCTGCTTTGGTCAATTGACCAGTTCGCAAGTCAAGATCAATAAAGTTAGTCCCGTCTTCTAGCGCGCCCCAAACAGAAGTGTCGTACACAGATGATTCAGTAGGCACAAAAGCGCCGCCAAGGTTGTTGAACGCAGCATTTCCTACGGCAAAACTAAACTTGCGATTTGTTCGATTTGCATACAGCAAATAATTTGATGAGCCAAAGTTGCCTGCATACCAAGTGTAGTCAGCAGGGTTAGTGCTGGCATTGGCTGTGACGTTATTCTGCAAGCCGTAATACGTCTTGTTGCGAGGGTTTGTGCTAAAGCCAGATGTGCCTGTGGCGTTGTCTGCATAACGCACAGCAAGGTATCTTTCGGTGTATTGGAAAGTAGTTGGCCTCCAGTTAAACAAAGCACTTGCTGGCGAATATTGGCTTGTAGCCACAGGATTGACAAGGCGATAGAACAAGTACCAATTGCCTGCCGGAATCTGCACCTCAACTGTTGGCAGCGTCTGACCAGCAGAGTAAGGCACTCCGTTGCTTGGAATGCTTGTTGTGCCGCCCAAGTAAATTTGCGATGCTGTTGGGTTGCTAAATGCCGAATACCAAACTTCTGCATAGGTGACAAATCCACCGCTGCCAACGTAAGGCTGAACAGTAAAGCTAGGCACTGGCGAACTTGGGAATGACGACACAACAATTGGCGCAATCAAGTTGCCAAAGTTTGCAGGGTCCGGCAAATTTGTGTTTGGCGCAGGGGTGTATTTAGTAATGTCGCGGTCGTCATACACCTGTGCGTTGTATTCATTCAACTCAAAGGTTGCACCAAGATTGCCATCAGGCAAACTGACTTCAGACACCTTCATGACACGAAACAGCTTTGCCGTCCAGCCGTAGGATGAGTTTGTGATTGAGATGACATCACCAGCGTCAACTTGAATGCCCGTGTATGCGGTGCTGATGTTGACGATCAGGTCTTCACGAGCCTGTTCAAGAATGCGGGAAGCCAAATACTGAGCTTGCACAGAGTCATTAACCATCGACAATTGGATGGAAGACTTGTTTACTGGTTCGTTGGGATACAGCAATCCAGCGGGTGTTTCGTAGTACACAAAGTCAGATTGATCGCGGTTCTCTTTGCTTGGGAACTCGGCTTCAATTTGGTTTACGCTGCTAGTAATGTCATAAGCACTGACGCGAATCTCGCCAATGATGTTGCTGTCATCAAACGCAAGTGCTGTTGTTTCTGCCTTGTTGATGACAACACCCCACTGCCCTTTGGCTGCGTTGTATTGATTCCAAGAGTCGCAAGCAATCATGATTGCGTTGATGTTCTCCAAACATGATTGGCCTGTATCAATAACACCGTTGATGCGATAGCGTGGCTGAAAAAACTGTGTGCCATTTTGCAAGTAGGGAATCAAGCCGTCCGAGTATGTGTTCAAAGCAGCAGCAGAAGTTGCATCAACAATGTCAGCAGCCATAGCGCCGCCATACAGTTCGTTTGTGATGTAGTCATACCAAACATCACCCGGCTTTGCAGCGCCAGTTCCATTGAGATATTGACGGGCTTTAAACGTAACGGTTTGCATACCCGTTGTTTCTGCATCTCGGTTGTAGTTCAGCTTGATGATTGCAAAAGCCAAGCCATTCATTTGCCTGACGTTACTTAACCAACGAGTCTCTAAGGGAATGTCGCTGCCACCCATAAAGATGTTCGGCAAAGATGCGCCATTGGTCGAGCTAATCACACCAGCCTGTGTTGATGTGTACAAGGCGATAAACAGGTTGCCGCTAACCTTTGTGTCAACGCCGCCAGCGCCATCAGTAAGGCTAACAACCCTTGTCCTGTCAGTTGCGTCAAATGCAATTTTCCTATCGCCCCAATACATATCAGATTGGTCAAACGTAAACTGACCATTTGGACTGATGTGCGAGACAACCATGACGTAGTACATTGTTTTGGCGTCTGTACTCAAGACGGCATCAACAAACCTGCCGCCGCAGTAAGCATCTCCGTAAACAATTGGAATGCTGTTGGTAGATGACGGGGGAACTTGCTGGCGAACGCCGTTGTCGATTGCTTGGCTGCTTCCTGCGTCTGGTGCAAATACACGAGACACAATGCTAGACACTGCAAAGTTAATCACAAAAGCAGCCGCAATTTGTCCATATGTAAACGCAGCAATAGCAGTCTTTGTAACTGCGGCAACAATCATTGACCCAACCATATCTATTCCTTCACAAAACTAGCGCCAACCGCCTTGTAGCCGCGCTTGGTGTAATCAATCAATGGGCCTGATGCCGATACAGATGTAATGACGCAATGAACATCGCCACTGCTCAACATCTGATCGGCTTGCTGGTCAAACGCTTTCCAGAGCCGACCACCAATTGTGCCGTTTCTGTACTCAGGCTCTACCCACCAAAGCAACTCATTCAATTCTCTCACCTTTGGACACCAGATGTTCTGATTCTTGATGCCAATAATTGCGCCTCTCATGTGCTTATCTATATAGACAAACCCGCGCCCCATGATGATGCCAAACAACAAGCTCTCAACATATTTAGGGTCATGATTGACCTGTTTACCCAAAACCGTAATGGGATTCTCAAAGGCATACGCCTCAACAATCTCAAGCAGTCGTGGTATGTCGTATCTTGTCGCTAGTCTTATCATCGTCCAAAGATTCTTTGTGATGGTGCGTTAGATGAAGCCTGACTGCCAGAGGTATTGGGTTGACCGCCAAAGTCAAAGTATGAGCCAGCAATAGTCGGAACTCGGTTCATGCTTGTGTCGTTTGGATAGTACACCTGCCAAATCTTTGGTGTCGTGCGTACACCGCCAACACGGTTCTCAAGGATTGTCCGGAACGAGGCACAGGACAGACCAACAGTTGCCACGCGAATGCGTAGCTGCTCGTTGAAGTCTTCTGTGATTGAGTAATTGGAAACAATGCCTTGATAACGCTTGAAAAACTGCTGCGTAGGCGTTGTAATGATTTGGTTGTTGGAGTCCAAGAATCCACGCCACACCTCAATGCGTGAACCTTTAATGTTAGACCCCAAAACAACAGCCACGTTAGTTCCGTCAACTCCAGTCAAGGACACAGACAAGTCAGAGCTAGTTGCTTTGATGTCTCGCTTGATGTCGCTCAGTTGCAGCAGACTACCAAGGTTTGTGAACGCGATGCCGTTGACAGTGATTGGTGACGCTGCGTTGCAAAACGTATATATGTTTGACGAAACAGTAAGCCTAATAAATTCTGCTTGCTGAATAGACGAGCTATTCAGCGCGGTCATTGTTGTAGTCATCCTGTAATGTCCTCTCTAAATACAAACGCTTCATCCCATTGCACAAAGGCACTTCCGGGTGCTGGCATAAGTGTATAGGTTGGGCATTTTTCTGCCAAGACTGTAAAAGTACAATCGTTTCCTACGTTGGTCAAAGTGCCAACAGACACAGTGCCAATCACAGGACGATGCAGGCTGACGGATACAGTTGTGTTAACGCCGCGCAAAACATCTTGGCGCACTTTGTATGTGTATTGACCCATCTGCAAGAAATCACCAGCCTTAAACACAATCCTTGCTGAAGGCACGGATGGAAGATTGCCAACAGAAATAATTTGCGAGTTGGCAGCAGGCACAGCAGCCAAAGTCAAGGCATTTACTTGCGGAAGAGTCAATTCACCCTGATACGCAGTAAACCAAGACAAGTTGCCGCTGTTGAACGTGATTGTCTCTGGCAACTGGCGATCAAGGTTGTCAATCGTTTGAATGATGTCTCGGGAAGTCGCATAAGGCAGATAGTTGTGAGGCACAACTGTAAACACCCACGGCACAGCAGTAAGGTATTGAGCCACGCGCACCTGACCAGAACGGCTGACCTGCTGGCCTACCGTCCTTCGGTTATTCACAGTCATGGACTGCTGATTCTCAAAGATGGTCTGGAACGACATTATGTTCTCCCGAAATTGGTAGCGAGGTTCTTGTTGGCGTACTGATTAGCCGCCCAAATCGCGTTAGAACTGCCTAGAAGACGATCTTCAAACGATTTGGTGTCAATGGCATTAATGTAGTTGTTTGTCACGTTGGTGGTGGTTGTCATGCCCATGCTGTGGTTCGGGATGATCGTGCCCGATCCCGATGGAACAAACATTTCTGGACCTTTCTCGCCAACCATGTATGGAGTGTTAGCAGAAACAGGGCCGCCATTGGCTCTTAGGCCGATGCCGCTACCTGATGGCGCATTAAGAGCATACATACTTGGGTTGCCAATGCCAGTTGTAGGAGCAAATCTGGCAAACAAACCACGCAGCAACGTCATAGCCTGCATCTTCATGTGCATGGCAATTAAGTCTTGGATGACGCTACGAGCAAAGTCTTTCATGCTCAACTTGCCAGTCTTGACAAAGTTGTCAATGGCAGAACTCATGTTGTTCCACACAGAGTCAAACACACGCTGCGTCCTGAGCATGGATGTCTCAATCTCAATAAACAGCTTTGCCATTTGCTCTTGGCGGTCAATTTGGTCAAGGTTAAACTGCTGGTCAGGACCGCCTTGCGCTTCAACCTCTTTCCTGCGCCGTGCGTACTCAAGCGAAAGCTGTGCAAGCCTTTGCTCTTTCTCCATTGCAAAGATCATCTTGTTCCGCATCTCCAGTTGCTCTTTGGCAAATTCCATTTCTCTGGTTCTGCCTTGATTTTGAGTGCGGATAGCAGCCAGTCGATTATCTTCAGTCGCTCTAGCAAGATTTGCTTCATCACGCAGTTTTTGCTCATCAGCAAATTCGGCAAGCATATATTTGGTGCGAATTTGCCTAATCCTTTCGGCAGTCTCAGTGGCAATGACGATAGCCTTATTTTTGTAAATCTCAAGGTTCTGCGCGGTGGCCCTGCCGTCTTCTTCACGGTTCTTTTGCGCCATCTCTGTGCGAGCATCAGCCAACTTCTTCATTGACTCAAGCTGCAAAGCCTCAATCTCTCCAACACCTACACGAGCGCCTGCAAACTCTGCATCGGTCTGAGCTTTGGCGACTTCAAATGCTTTGCTACGCAGCATTCCCTTGTACTTGTCGTACTCGTCAATTTTGGCTTTGGCATCGCCAACATCTTTGGCTGTTGTTGATCTGTTTTGCAGTCGCTGAATTTCAAGGATGTTTTCTTTGGCTGCTTCAAGAGCCGCAAGAGTTTTGCGCCATCCACGAGTGAAAACAGTGTCCTCATCCTCTTTGGTTCCAGCCAGCTTTTTCTTGACCATATCAATTTGATTGGTCAATGAGTCCAAAGTCTCGGTCTGAGTTGGACCTGTAAGCAATTCTTTCAGCTTGTCGTAATAACCGCTGACAGCTTTTGTAACATCCTTCCAAGCTCCCTCAAGAATGCCAAGCTCTCGGCGCTGTTGCTCAAGTTTGGTGTTCAGGGCTACAGCCACAACTTGTGCGGCCTCTTGTTTTTTGCCTGCCCTTTCAAGGGCTTCAATTTGCTTGTACTGCTCAAGCGTCAAAAAGTTCATCTCTTTATTAAGAGACTTTGCGCCTTCAGTAGTGCCGTTCAAACCGCCTTTTAGTTTGTCAGTTGCTTCTTTTGCGCTAACGCCTGCAATCTCAGAATAAGTGATGACTGCTTGAGTGACTGCCTCAAAAGCCTTGCCAGTAAACTGGCCTGTGGAAATTACTTCCATCAAAGCATCTTTAGTTTTGCCAATGCTTGCGTTTGTGCTTTCGCTAAGTGTCTTGGCAAGCCTGAAGAAAGATTCTTCGGTTACGCCAGAAAACTTGCCTGTCAATGTCAATGCGTCTTGCAGCCTGTGCAAGTCATCTGCCGCCTGATATGCGGCAAGAGCCATAGTGCCAATTGCCAGTGCAGCACCGCCAGCGCCAATTGTTACAGGCGTAAACAAAGAGCCAACAGCACGGAGCGCATTGCCTACGCCACCCATGACGTCTTTAAGCTGACCACCCTGCTGCAAGATGGCGATAAATGGGCTTTGGCCGGAAGCGATCTGTGTCACCAAGTCAGTTGTTTGGTAAGTCAACTGAATCTTCTGTTGCTCGTTCATCTTAAACTGAGCGTTAGTCGCATTCTTAGCAGAAGCAGCCATCTTGTCATAAGCTGCCGCCTGATCCATCAAACGCCTCTTCATGTCAGAAGTAGCGTTCATGAATTTGCCGCTGGTTGTCTCACGCTGCATCAACTCAACGCGAGACAATGCCTTACCATAATCATCAGTGGCGTGAGTTAGCTCTCTCAACTCTTTTGCCGCAGCATCAGTGTCGCGGCGAATCGCATTTTTCAGCTTCGCATTTTCAGAAATGGCTTTATCGATAGACGCAGTAAATTCAGCCGTGTCCAAGCCAAGGACAACGCCAAGTCGGGCAATGTTTTGTGAAGCCATTATTTGTTCCTCTTGCGTTCCAGTTTCTTGGCGTAATCAACGATTCCTTGAGCCAATTCAGATTTTAGTGCGCCAAGTACTGTCTGTACGTTTTCTTGCAATGCAGGGCGTAAAAAAGGGTTTGCTGGCGTCTTCTTAGTGCCAAACTCGTTTGCCAGTGAAACAGCACTCTTTTTGACTGATACAACCGCAATTGCCGCATCAGTTTCATTGACATATTCACTGCGTTTATCCCTTTCGCTTGGGACGCGAGCATTCACGCGAATGGTGTCTCTCATGTGAAATGGATTGTCGGCATCCCTTGGCTTATCGCCAACTCTGGCCTTGGACTTGGCAGAGTTCAAAACCGACTCCATAGCCGACTTAGCCGCAGGAACAAGAGTGTTCCTAGCAACCAAGTCACCCCGAAAATCCCTAGCCATCTCTTGTAATTGCTGCTCAAACTCAGCAAATCCGGTTAGCTGGTATTTTTGCCCTTGAGGGGTATAGGCCATGTCAAACTTTCAAGAATGCCTCCGAACCGGGCTTCATCGCTACAAACGCCATCAATTGCTTGTTCGTCTGTTCACGCTGCTGCTCTTCGCTCAAAGGCGGGACGATATAGTCGTGCGTTGACGGCAAGACATCCTGCATTCGGAATGGCTTTGCCGTCTTCTGCATTTTCGAGTTTAAGTTGCCTGTGGTCAAGGAACTTAGCGCCAGCAAGACAGCCTTGTTCCCAATCATCCCATCAACCAACATAATCTCAATGTTCCGCAGGTCATCGACCGGAATATCGTCAGGACACCCACCGTGAGCGTACACATACGCTCGGGCTTGTGAGTGGGCGTCCTGTATTAGTTTTTTCTGGAATCCTTGTAGCCGGGTTGGATTGCCTCTGCAATCTTGGCAATCATTTCCAACTGCACAGCCATAGGCCACTCAGCGTCAATTTCCTCATAGGTCAAGTTGTCCAGAGTACCGACCTCTGGAACCAGCAGCCTGATGAAGTAAACAATTCGCTGTTCCATCATGATGATTTGACGGACCAAATCCTTTGTGGATCGGCCCTCAACAATGACATCATCTTCTGTGATTTCCACACCCTCAATCAATGTGCCAGTACGGAAGCTGGACGACATCTTTTCGTATCGCTGCTTCAGGACTTCATCGTCAATGGTTGTGATTGCTGTCTCAATTTGCTCCATCTCTTTGGTCAAAGGGATGCGAACCTTAAAGACATGACCACCAAGCTCAAATGTCTTGGTGCGTAGATGTGCGGATGCCTTTTGGTAACTGTCGCCAAAAGCAGATTGAATGCGTGACATAATTTTTCCTTATCTTGTCGTTTTGATGATCTTTTCATAGACAGCCTGATTCAAGGCGATGGCATATTCCACGGCCTGTTCGGGTGTCATCTTGTCGGCGTGATGCCTTGCAATGTCGTGAGCCAACGCAATAGCAGTGATGCGTTGTTGTGTAAAGCCAAACCAATTCTTGGAAGAATCGGCTTGGCTCACAAGGAAACTCAGCAGGTCTGTATTGTCTTTTATTGTCGTCATGTTGTATTAAGCGTTGTTGGACCAGCCGTAGCTGTTGCCACCGATGGGGTGGATGGTGAAGTTGAACTTACCTTCGGCAGAAGGAGACATATCCCAAGACATACCGCCAACCATGCCGTTAAAAGCGTAGGCAACAGTGTCTTCGCCGTCATACACGGCAACCACATAGGTGCGAACGATTGTGCCGTTGTAGCCGTCTTCGCGGATCAGCAACTGTGCTGTATCAGCGGGATTCCAAGCAGCAGTGATAGTCAGCGAGGTCACTTGGTTTTGTGTGGTGATCTTTGCACCAGTACGAGCGCCAGCCACAGAGTAAGCAGCGAAAGCATCGTCAGCACCGAAAGCAGGAATTGCTTCCACAGGCACGAGAATGCCATCAGTGCCAGTGCCGCCAGCAGCAGTGCCAATGATGTCGGCAACTTGACCAGTCCATGTGGACAGTTGAGTATCAGTCAGAGGTGTGGGCGTAGCGCCAGTTTGACACCAGAGGGTCGCCACATATCCGGGCAAGACTTTGTTAATGAGAGCCATTTTGAGTTTCCTTCAAAAGATAGTTGAACAAATTGTCTTGTATTACGCCGGGACGTCTATGGTGCAATCCAAGAAG